TCTTTAACAGAGCCTTCAGCAGCAGCAATATCTTTCCACGTTTGTTCGTTGTTAATTCCTCTGTCTTCAAGAAGTTCCTCCAGATACTTATTCTTTACTTTGTACGATCCCGTGAGAGTCTTGTGCGTAAATACGTTAGCCCTTGTAGGCTCAATAGAAGGGCTTGTTCCACCGCATATAATACTACTACTAGCATTAGGGGCAATAGCAAGGAGATGGGAATTACGACAGATACTACCAACCATGTCAGGAGCCTCCCCACGGTTTCTAGCCAAAATTTGGGAAGCAATTTGAGATCTTTCTTTGATGAGTTTAAAAGCTCTATTGTTGAAGCTGGCGGCGTACATTCCTTCAAAAGGGATTCCATTACGTTGAAGGTAACTGTGAAAACCCATCGCTCCAAGACCAATCGCCCGTTCTCTATATGCACTATAAGCGGCTTTTGCAAAGCCTGTTTTATCTTGTTTAACATCTTTACTAAACTCCTCAAAGGTATCATAAAAGTGCCACGCATGTTCTCCACCTGTAGCATTATCAATGAAGTGTTCTAATACATTATCAAGCATTGCAATAAGATCGCTAATAAACACATCGTCTTCTTTCCACTCATCAAAATACTCTAGGTTAACACTAGACAAGCAGCACACCGCTGTACGGTCTTCACTGGTGGGCAGTGTGATCTCAGAACATAAGTTACTCTGACGTACTTTAAGTCCTAAGTCTTTCTGCTGTTCTGGCAGAGCCTCGTTACATCGGTCTAAGTTAACAACGTATGGTTCTCCTGTCTCTGCTCTAGTATGCACTAACTGCCACCATAAATCACGCGCTGGTAAAGTCTTTATCGCTTGCTTTGATTTAGGATCTATTAGCCTCCACTGATCATCATTCTTAACAGCTTCTAAAAAGTCATCTGTTATTGTAATTCCGTTGTGTAGGTTAAGGCACTTACGATTAAGATCACCGCCAGTAGTCTTCCGCATAGCGATGAACTCTTCAATTTCTGGGTGAGTAATGTCCATATAAGCAGCATAAGAGCCTCTCCTTGTTACGCCTTGGTTGAAGGCAAGCATCTGACTGTCAACTACGTGCATGAATGGAATGCTACCAGTAGACTGACTACCGTTAGAAGTTGAAACGCCGTTACTTCTAACATCACCCCAATATCCACCCAAGCCTCCACCGCCACTTGCCAGCCATATGTTCTCATCATAGTGATCAGAAAGACCGCGCCTTGAATCAGGAACATAATTGAGAAAACAGCTAATAGGTAAACCACGTGTGGTTCCCCCGTTGCTAAGTATAGGAGTGCTAAAACCAAACCAACCCTTGCTTGCGTAACTATAAAGTCGCTGTGCAAGATTGTAATCAGTATGTCCTTGATATGTAGCGCCATAGACTGAAGCCCTAGCAAAAGCTTCTTGAGCATGTGTTTCATCCTTCCAAAGGTATCTATCCTTTAGAGTTTCTAGTGAAAAAGTATTTAAGGTTTCCTCAAGATCGTAGTCAATCTGAATCCCTAAGTAATCCTGCTTTCCAATCTTTAAGGTCATCTATATCGTCCTTTTCTTGTAGCTGCTCTTTCCTATACCCCTTGGTACGAGCTTTGTTTTTAGATTGTTTTCTTTTATGGAACTTAGCAGAACGCTCTGCTTTTCTATCGTAGCTGCTCACTAGGATGCCTCAACAAATAGTTCATCAAACGATTTTCATACCACTCTGCTTTACGCAAGTCTTCTATGGGCTTACCCTTGTAGCGGTAGCGCCATCGGTACTTGAGAGAGTTGCCACGCAGATAGCCTATGTACTCATCGTGATTAAGCATGCCCTCTATCGCATCAATACACTCTATGCCGCCGCTGTTGTAGTGTTCTGGCTTGCTAACTGAGTCAAACTTAGTCCTGTTATCAGGTATGTTTTCACCAAAGACAGGGTGATTATTATGTTGGTCTTCTTGCTCAATTACATGATCTACCCAAGATTTCTTTTTATTAAGTTTATTCCACTGTTCTGGTGTTGCGTCATCAATGCTCTTCATTGCATCTCCACACTTAGTTTATCGTTACGCTTCTTGTAGTCTTCAGATTCTCTGGCTTTCTTATCAATCCAACTGTCAGGTATACTGTCCTCACTGAACCACCTGAATCCATTAGCTGTAGCCCATTCACCATGAGATCTCTTAGTACCATCTCTGCGGCGCTTGGCTCCCGGCATAGGGGCTGATGGATTAGCAAACAAGAATACCAGTTCTGTGCTTTTGGGGAGTATTTTTTTTACCCAGATATATTTATTGTACTCTTGGAAGTCCCAGAACCTACCCTTAGACTCAAGTAGTATAGTCTTTCTGCCAATCTTTCTAACAAAGTCAGGCTCATACTTATGCTCAATGACATACGGCACATGCTCTGTATGATGCTCCCAATCTTTCAAGATTGATTCATGCAGAACCATCTCCCAGATAGAGTCATACTTGTTACCATCTTTCTTTACAAGCCTTGGTCTAGGGACTCTAGGTTTCCGCCAACCACTTTTAGTTTTAATGAGTCACCAACCTTTGTAGATCTTCCATATCTATGCTTTCAACTTCTCTACCTTGCTTGACTAGTTTCTTTATACACTTGCGTACCCACTTGGGAGAGTAAAAGCTTAACCTTAAAGTCCTTCTGACCATGAAGTAATTTTGTGCAGGTAAGAACTGATGTACGTTATTTAAATTAACTTTGTCATGTTCCTCTTCAGGCACAAGAGTTTTTAACCAATCAAGTAGCAGGGCATCTGTCTGCCTACTAATTCTTTTGCATATCTTTGGACTCATTAAAGGAACAACTCCTGTACATTAGGGGTAGATGTAACCCTTGTGAAATACTTTATACCGTTGGAATACTTAAATGCTCTAAGTCCTCTACCATTGTTAGCGTCTGACCAGCACTGATTCTTAAAACCACAGTAAGTGCAGCCAGATCCAAGGCGCATGTTGCCTTTCTTTCCTTCAGGGATAGGAGTGTAACAGCGTTCAGGAGGGATGTCAGATTCTAGATTACTTTTTAGTACATCTATTCTAGTCCCTACATTAGGTTTTGTCAAGTCTCCCGGACGAAATAATGCAAGTTCTCCTGTCTCTTTGTTGATAGCTAAGAAGCCACCATTGTTTGTTCCTTCAGAAGCCTCGTAACCTGCAAGTTGGTACATGTAACCAAAGGGATCATCGGTATGGAGAGTGCCTTCTTTGAACTTCTTAAATCCAAAGTTAGATGCAGTCTTGATGTCTACTACTTCTCCATCTATCTTACAGTCCATGTGACCCACAATACCATCTACTTCAACTTCTTTCTGCTCGTCACTGAGGTCATGTCCAGACATCTTAATTAACAAGAGGAGTACTTCTTCTAGCAGATGGCCGTATAGGAACTTAATGTGAGTCGGTGCTTTGAGAGGCGGGGGAGGCTTGTCACTTTTCTGTTCGTACCATAACTGTCTTGTAGGTCTGCCTATGTTACTCATACGCAAACCTTTTGACTGTTTCTTGGGAGTACACCAATGTACCAATGCAGCCTTCATGCTCTCACCAAAGTCTTCTATCATTTCATCAGTGAGTTTGATGTCATCTCCACTAGAGAGGACTTCTATTTTAGAATAGATGTCATCTACTAGAGTGTCAAGATCTTTACTCATTATTAGTTCCTTTCAAGTACTGTATCGCTCTGTACAACATATCTGTGTCATCGTCAAAGCCGCCCAAAGCGCGGTTACATTTATGACACAACCAGCCCCTAAATGATTCTGTTTCATGGCAGTGATCTAACACCCAAGATCCGTTCTTGGTATTACCCTTTCCTCTAACACCCTCCTCTGAGCCAAGACATATAGGGCAAGTATAATTATCTGGTGCTTTCCCATATTCAAGATGTAGGGCTTTACGAACCTTTGATAGTTTGTTATTACAGGGGCGACACTCCGCTCTAAGATAGTTAGCACCATCACTTTTGCTGAAACTAGAGAGCGGCAAAAGAATATTGCACTTGCTGCACTTCTTTTCTCCGTTTCCTAAATCAAAGTGATCATCATCAAACATTTCAAATTGTTCAGTGAGTTTCTGACCAGTTGTCTCCGACATGATACTCTCCATCCAACGGACAATTTAAATTAAAATGAAGACCTGCTTTTCGTATTGACTCAACGCCTAGATTGCCTACAGCGTCTGCTATTGTCTCTCTTGCTTCTATCTGCCACTCGTCGTGAACATTAGCCACAAAGTGTGCGTCCAGATTCTGCTGCTTGATCTTGTCGTTAAGTATAACAAGAGCCTTCTTCATTACAATAGCTCCAGCACTCTGAAGTAAAGTATTGAGAGCAGCATGTTGACTTCTAACAAATAATTTCCTGCCATCTATGCCTTTAATGTAGCCATCTTCTGCCGCTCTTGCAACCCTATTTTTAAGATTCTTGAATGCTGGAAGATTATCGAAGAAAGATTGTCTAAGTCTCGAACCAACCGATCTACCTCCTCCTGCCACGCTGCCAAGCTTTTCATCTCCTGCTCCGTATAAGAGTGCATAGATGAATGTTTTAGCCTGATTTCTTGATTCAAGTCCTGCAAGTTTTTGGTTAGCAGTGTGGATGTCTCCATTAATGATTTCATTTGTGTAGTCCTCATCGTCCATGTAGTGTGCAAGCATTCGTAGCTCAAGGCCACTAGCATCAATACCTACAAGCTTATGCCCTTGTGGAACCGTCCACAGTGCGCGACACTTGCCACCAAAGGGTGAGTTAGAACTAGGTACTTGAGCCATGTTAGGTTCACGGTGTGTCATACGTCCTGTAATAGCACCATTAGGTATGACAAAGCCATGCACCCTGCCATCCTCCTCAACCGCATCTCCCCAAGAAACAATCTGAGTAACACGCTTCTGGTACATGAGGTATGCGTTTATCAGATCAGCTTCAGGTATACCCTTGACCTCTGCTAGTGTCTTCTCATTTACTATAGGTCTACCGTGTGCAGTAAACTCCGTAGGCTTCCACCCAAAGTCTTGTAGGTACTCACCAACCTGTTGCCTAGAGCTTAGATTAAAGTCTTTAGATCTGCTGCGTATTACAGGTGAGCATTCCTCTACACAGTAGTTTGCCTTTGATAGTTTCAAAGTCATCAAGTCATGCTCTGCCTTAGTCAGTCTAACTCCAGTGCCACTAGCAAAAGAGCAGGAGTCTGCCATCTTGCTTAGGTTTCCCTGTCTTGTGACTCTTGGATAGAGCTTTGTTTTTGTGACTTTTGGTTTAAAGACATGCTTAACCTTGGCCTCTGTCTTAGCGACCACCTCACGTAGTTCAGCAAGAAGTAACTCTGCTGCCATATCATCGTATAAAAATCCATGACGCTCTTGCTCCTTTAGTATGTCTGCAATTGCATGTTCGATTTCTAATGACTCTTTACTGAACCCACGGGACTCTTCCCTCAGTGCATGGTATACCTTTAAATTTAAATTAACATCTTGTATACAGTAGTCCAGCATCTCAGATGAGAAGCCGCCATCAAAAGAATCAAACTCTATCTTAGATGAGCCTAGCTTGTATCCCCAAGCCTTCAGTCCATGTCCTGCCTCTCGCACTGGATCAAATAGTCTTGATAATACCAGAGTGTCTACGATCTTTTGTCCTACACCCAGTGTCTTAAACCTTGTCAAGTCTCTGAGTACAGGCAGATCAAACCCTATGATGTTATGACCAATTAATTCATCAGCACTACAAAGTAATTCACAACCTTCTTCGATCTGATCAGGCCCATAGGTATATAGTTGTTCAGTCACTACATCCTTTGCAACGATGCACCATATCTTTTTAGCATCTAGATCATCTGTCTCTATGTCGAAAACTAATTTCATTACTCAAATCCCAGTGCTATTTCTTTGTCTTCAGACGGGGAGTTACTGATGTCATCCCCCTGTACCTCACTGAGTCTACCTGTCTCATTGTCAAATACAAGCTGCGTAGCTAATCCTACGTCACCTGTGTACCTACTCTTCAGGATGCGTACTCTGGTTGTCGAAGCTTCTAGTGGATCATCAGATTGCTGGTTACGTTCAAGTGAGATGACACAATCAGACAACTGTGCAATAGACTGACTGCCCCGTAAGTGGCTCAGACCTGTCTCTATTCCATTCTCATGGCCTTTGTTACCATCGACACGGCGAAGGTGGGACACAAGTATAACGCCTGCTCCTGTCTCTTCTACAAGGGTTCTGAGGCGGTGCATGATAGCATCAATGGATCTACGCTCATCTCCTTCAACTGTGGTAGACACAAGCATGTGGAGGTGGTCAATGACTACCCACTTACAGTTACAGCCTATGATCATGAACCTTAGTTTGCTGAAGATAGAGTCAATGTCATTGGCACCAAAGTGAGCATGAATCCAGACACGGTTGTTGTTCTCACCATCGTACATCACATCAAAGAACTTATCTAATTCTTCTTCAGTGTACTGATCTCTTATCCTGTCAATGTGAAGCTTGGCATTTGCTTCAATAGAAAGAATGCCATCGACAGTCCTGTTGAATGTTTCTTCTAGTGCGATCACTCCTACATTGTCAGGTGTAGTTTTAATTAGCCAGTGTTCTAGTTCGCGTGTAACACTTGACTTGCCTAGACCAGTACCACCCGTCAGTGTGATCAGTTCACCATGACGTAAGCCCTCTAGCTTCTCATTCAAACCTTCCCAAGGAAAAGGAAATGACTGCACCTTCTCTCTGTTCTTATACTTATCCCTGTTCTCTGAAACACTAAGAACACCAGATGGTGTATAAGTTTTGGAGGCCCACCATGCTTGCACATAGTTCCTGTGATCCTGCTTTTTAAGCATGTCATTAGCATCTTTGAATCCTTCAGGAAGGGACATGATCTTAGCCTTGCTAGGCTTCAGTAGACGAGCTACACGCTTCGCTGCTTCCCGCCCTGCCTTATCCTCATCGAAGTTAATGATCACTGTGTCAAAGCTTTCTAAGTACTCTAGTGAGGCTTTAACATCACGCTCTGCGCCATTAGCCCCTGAACGGATACTTACTACAGGCCACTTAGAACCTAGTAGTTCGTAAGCTGCCATAGCGTCACACTCTCCTTCAACCAAGGTGACATACTTACCTCCTGATTGAAAGATGTGTTCACCAAACAAGCCTGACTCTTTGATTGCTCCTCTGGTAAAGAAGTTTTCTTTTCCTGTAGATCCAAGAACCCTTTCCTTGTAGGCAACAATCTCTTTGTCTTTGTAGTAAGGGTATAGATGTTTAATTATTGAACCATCAGAGTCTGTCATACATCGAACACCATACTTCTTGGCAGTGTCCTGTGATATACCACGATCTCTAAGGGCAACGTACTCGCCTTCCTCTGCGAATGTCAGAGGCTCGTTACTTATTACGTTAATTTGTCTTTCTCCCACAGGCTCTTCACCTGTTAGCTGATTGTATTGTCTGCTACTAAACCTATCATTACATGAAAAACAAAATGCACTACCGTCTTCATTGATAGATAGAGCATCGCTTGAGCCACACTCAGGGCATGGCTGATGCAGTTTTACAAATGTCAAGACTTCCTCCTAAAAGAAAGGGGCCGTAGCCCCTGTGTTTAGTCCATAGATCCAAGTGGCTCTGGCTTCTCCTCCTCCACCAGCATCTCTTCAGTTAACTGACCAGCTACAGCGGAATTGAATCCCCTGAGAGCCATGTCTAGTTTAGCCACAGTCTTCTGTGCTGCCCTCAACTCTTTGTCTGTCTCCAGCAAAAGATTGAATGCAAGCTTACCCTCATCCGTAAATTTCTCTACAGCATAGGTGCCATCGTCGGCTGTAAAAGTCCAGCCCTTAGCTTCTTCACTCATAGTAGCTCCTTTAAAATGCTAGTGATTCTAGATTCACAGGTGCAGCAGATGCAATGTCACCTCGCTCAATAAGATTGAGGATCTGAACTGCTTGTAGCTGTGGTCGAACTATCTTGTTTACTTTACCATACTCCTTCCTAGCCCATTGGACTGCGATGGTAGAGCCGTTGCCGATAGAAACATCAGTTGGGTTCTTGTCCTTATCAACCACAATAGGTGGTGTGATCTGAGTCCCGTCTGAGTTATGCGCCCATGTAGCAAACTTAATCACAGGGTCTGGCGTAAAGTTCTTACCTCCCGCTGCAACCAAGAACGAATCTGAGAATCCTGCCTGTTTGAACATGTCAAAGACATCATCTGATACAGCTAGGAATAGCTCATACCAAGACGCTGTTTTATCATAGTTCAAATTAGGAACTACCAAGTGTGGGTAGTAAACCTGTCCCTCTACAATGTTGGGTGGGTTCATATAAAACTCCTATGTTTCATTTAAGGTAAAGTTATTATACTCCCTAATGAAGGGAATGTAAACATCTTTTTCAATATCAAGATCAATTGCTTCACTAAACTCTACCAACAAATTGTTGCCACTAAATTGTTTAGTACACGAAACAATTGCACACTTATTCTCGTACAATAATCCCATATACTTTGAGGTAGTGAAAGCAGAGTACTCTTGTTCTGTCATGAATATTTTAGTCATCTAATATTTCATCCAAAAAGTCACTGAACAATCTTCCCAAGTCATCATCCATGATGCGCCAGCATCCTACTTCAGCGCACCTGTCTCTGACAAAATCAAAGAACTTCATCTTGACTCTTGATGATGGAGTGACTGTGGTTATTCGTAATGCCCACAACTGCGCCCACCAATCGTCCAGTGCGGAGTAGAACTCTGCCTCTGTGTCAGTCGCACTCATGTGTTTCCTCCAGTGTTAAGTAGTTTTCAATATAGTTTATCACAAACTCTTCGCCATGTCTAAGGCATAACTGAAGTGCCTCCTCACGCACAAGATTAGTCACTGGAACCTGTAGTGTATAGACTTGTGAATACTTGAGAATATGATT